TTCGCTTGGAACGAAGAATCCAGATGCTGCACGGCCATGCTTACCAGCGAAAGCGTCAGACGCTTCACGCTCGAATGCAGCCAACTCTTGCGCCTTGCGGTCGCCAGGGTTTGCTAGTGCATTGATGGCGCGCAAGAACGAGTAGTTCTTCGCTTCTTTTTCAGACATGCCGATGTCGGCAGTCGGTACGGGCGCAGTGCTGACCTTTTGCAGTACCACTGCACGGAACTGATCGACTGGCTGGCCGGAGCGCAATGCTTCGGATGCTAATTTATCAGCGCCATACTTGGCGAACTGTTCGCCGATGGCGATGATCTCTGCGATGCGTTTTTGCTCACCACCCAGCGCGTCTTTAACGGCGCGTTGTTGGTTTTCTTCGTGATTTATTTCTGGCATTTTGTTCTCCTGAATTTGGATGACTGGATTGGGTTCGGTTGTTTCCATGCTGCGCCCGACGCCGACAGATGTGTCGGCAGGTACGGATACCAGAGAGACTTCGAACGGCTCCCAGTCGCTTACGCGATAGGTGTCTTTGTCTTCTTCAGTTGATTGCAGCACGGCTTTGTGGATGACATACCCCACGGATACGTTGCGGCGGATACCGTCTTTCACATCGTTGAACACTTCCTCTGCGCGGGCGCTTTTCCCAAAGCGGACAACGGCGCGGCCTACCCGGTCAGCGCCGATCTGCACAGACTCAATGACACCAACATGATCTCGGCTGTTGTGATCCATCAACAATGGGCCGCCAGATGTCATGCGGCCAAGGCGAACGGATTGTGGAGAGAGATCGAGTATCTCGACCCCCCAATATCTTTCGTATGGTGTTTCAGATGCGAAGGCAAGCTCGACTGTGCGAGCTTCTTCGTTGACGGCTGCGCGCTCAACTTGGAATGAGCGATGCAGTTGTGATCCTTGCTTAAGTTCTTTTTTCATGTTGGCAGTTTCTCCATAAAAAGTGTCACCATTAAGGCAAAGCGGTTACATCCGGTGCATCTGATTTGGTTGGCTGTTGTTGGTTTCCGCTTGCGTAACTGACGACGCTGACGTTCTTGTCTTTGACCATCTGCTCGAATGCAGAGATTGAGTCGAGCACATCCTCGATGTCCATACCCATCTGTGCTGCGATCTGTTGCGGGCTAGATACGCCGGATTGCACAGCCAAGCGTGCCGCCTCGATATCTTTCATTGGATCTACCCATGCCCAGCGACGGCCTTGCCAGATGTGTTCGCGGAATTTGTCGAACTTGGCCAGCGGGATGGCGCTGCCATTTGGCATGACGACTTTCTGGTTAAGTAAAGCCAGCTTCAGCCACTCTTCGAACAGTGGGGTGAGGAACGCTTCAGCGAACCAGTTCTGCACGGTCATCCACTGGTCACGCTCTTCCAGTGCGCCAGAACGCAGGCTGGAATAGTTGACGCCTTCTAAGTCGTTAGCCAATGAGTTGTAGCTGATGTCCATGCCTGATGCGATACCTCGCAGGCAGGATTTGACGAATGCGCCGTATTGGTTCTGTGGGTAGTCTGGGTTGAAGCTTTGGAATTGATAACCTTGTGGCAATACGCCAAAGGTCCCGGCTTCTGCATCAGCCATGAATTCACCTGCATCATCTTGTCCGTCTGCCAATCCAGCTGGTGATCCATCTGGTGTGGTGAAGAATCCCATCTTGGCTGCACCCACGCGGGAGGCAATGACAGCAGCTTCTTCGTAACCTTTTAGGTTATGTAAGCGCAGCATGGCGCTATGCGCCCAAGGGATGCCGCGCGTCTGCTCGGCGTGTTCGGGAAGGTAGAGGTGAACGATGTCATCGGCGGGGATGCGTAATATCTTGCCCTGCCCTTGCGATCCACCAGGTGCTTGCTCATGCAGGTGATAGGCGATAGGGCGATGGAATTCATTGATCTCGACGCCCATGATGATGGCGTTCTGGCCGTTGGTTGGATTGCGATTGACCATCGTGGCCAAGCGAGAGACATCGAGCAGTTGCAGTGCGAACCCGTAGTCGTTACCGGATTGGGTTCCGCGTACCTTGCGTACCAAGGCTTCGCCGTCACGGGCGATGGCTTTGCACAGGTTGCGCTGCACGTCGGCAAAGCCTAGCTTGCCAGACACCTCGCACGATCCTTTGCGCGCCCATAGATAGAACGCTTTTTCAATGGCTGCATTGGCGAGTGAATCTGGTTTGCCAAAGTCGTTGCTGCGGGCTTGTAGGATGAATCCAGAATGGCCTGCGACATTACGCTCTACCATCCGTAGGAATCGGCGGATGTAGTCGTTGTTGTTTGCCATATCGCGTGAGCGCGCGCGCAGTCTATCTAGGTCGGTGCGCAACTCCATATCGATGGTGTTGGCTGTACCGAGCCATGACCGGGTAAGACGATTGACCTTGGCCGCATCGAATGAGCGCTTGTGTTTAACAGGCTCGGCGCTGCGCTTGAACTCAAAACCAAGGAATCTCATCAAAACCTCACGAGTAGTCGATTGCCAGCCGAGAGGCCGTTGTTGATACGATCTGCCGCTTCTTCTGCACGCACTTCATGCTGGTAGCGTGAGCGCAGGGCGATCAGTTCGTTCTTGGGGATGTACTTCATCACACGACCGGCGATCTGGTATTCAGCCACGCCAGGGTCGCGGCTTTCCAGCCAAGTCTCGATAGCAGCCAGCATCTTTTTGGCATGACTGCGAGTATCTAGGCCGGAGGATTGAGCGGCGAGGTTTGGCTTGATGATGATGCTGCCGTTGGCTACGGTGAATCGCTGTGAGCCTGATGTGACATAGGCTTGCCACGAGTATGTACCGGCGGCATAGGCCGCACTGGTGGCGGCATCTACGCTGATCAGATGGTCATCGCCGTCTGCAGCTGATGCGATGTCGTATTTTCCGCCAGAATTGATCAGGCGATAATTCAATACCCATCCGGCGCTAGATGGATAGTCTGCTAGAGAGATACGCCATTGAAGCGTATCGCCAGCCGTGACATTGACGGGGACGGTAGTTGGAATTTGATCCATGCTGACAGTCTGCATGGCATGGGTGTCACCATTAAGGCAAAACGGTTACACATATCTTCTGCGAGATTTTAAGTATGAGTCCCAGATTTTATACACCATTGGCCTGCTTATCTTGTATCGGTTTGCCACCAACCCGACCCGCTCTCCATTATTCAAGTCGCGGATGATGGATTGGTTGCGCCGCGTCATCTCGATCTGCGCATCCTCGCCAGACTTGGCGATATATACGCGGTCTCCACCCCAGTCGTGACGAAGCTGCTGCTCTACTTCTCGTGCCAATGACTCAGAGAACCCGCCTTCACGCTGGACGGCTTCATTTAATCGGGTGAATAGGTCTTTAATGAAGTCGCAGCTCATTCTGTCTCGCTTTTAAAGGTGGGTGTGTTTACGTCTGCACACTGGTTCGGCATGTGGTTGCAGGTGTAATGGCTTCACGGTAGGTGATGCTTGTCACGGCATGGCGCACAGGCACCCTCTACGATCCGGCCAGACCATTCACCACATAGGCCACATTCACCAGCGACGCCAACTGGTATCGCTTGCGCGACGCTGCGCGCTTGTTTCAAGGCGAACTCACGGTCTGTCTGTTCGCGCTCTTGGCCTTTGTCTATCTCGTCACTCATCACCACCCCTTCACTGAATAACCACTACGTCGTTTTGCCGCAGGTCTCTGCGGTACAAGTTGTTCTTCTCGTTTGTCTTGATTAATTGGCTCCACCTTCACAATCATTGCATCGCCTTCCAGCGTGACGGCGAGACGCTCCCAATACTTCGGATCCGGCCTGCCCGTCCGTCCACGCCCGATGTTGATGTCGCGGTGCTGGCCGATGGCCCAGGCATACACCATCGTGTCGAGCGGTTCGTTACGCTTGAAGCGCGCGCCGATGCGGGGGATGTAGCGTTTTTTCTCGGGGTCGTACACTTCAGAGAGCAGACCGTCGTAGTAGGTGTCTTCCAGCCTTTGTGGGAAGTTGAAGGTGCGCTCGGTCTGTTGGCGTTCTCCGTCGGCGGCGAGGTGGGCGAAGATGAAGTCCTTGCAGTGTTCGGTGCCGACGTTCCACACCATGTAGCCGTGGCGGATGACTTTGCCGGTGCGGGTTTTGGTGGGGCTGCTGCCGCTTTGGGCAATGGCGCGACCGATGCGGTTGGTGGCGCCCTGCACGGAATAGACGGGGATGCGCAGGCTGGGGCGCATGACGAAGTTTTTCACCTCTTCAGTGCGGTGTCCCCGGCTGTCTATTCCGGCGGCGCGTATCTTCATTTCTTTGCCGTAGCTGTTGACCAGCGGGCGGTGCAGGAAGGCTTCCAGTTCGTTCCACACGTCTGCACCGGTGGTGTCGCCCTGTATCTCGGTGAAGTCGATCACCCACAGGCGCGCGGGGCCGTGTTCTTCGGCGGGTGCGCCCCAGCCCAGCAGGGTGATGGCTAGCCATTTGTCTTGAGTGTCGATGCCGACGGTGAGGGCCAGCACGCCGGGCGGGATGATGCCTTGCTGGTATTCGCCCGCGCGCGTGGCCAGCTCGTGCGTCTTGAGCTTTTCGGATTGGTCTTCCCACGCTTCGCCGAGGTTTTGGTTGATGAAGCTCTTGAGCTGCACCGGCTCTTTGTGGATGCGCTTGAAGTGGATCACCAGATCGAGCCAGGACGGGCCGAGGCCGATGGGCGCGTAGAGTGCGCTGATGTGGTAGCTGCGCACGCGGCGCTCGGGGTGTTCCGGGATCCAGATGCCGCCTTCGAGCATGGCGGGCTTGTGGTGCTCTTCTATGATGCAGCCCTGCTCGCAGATGTATTCGGCTGCGGTCAGCGTGATGTTGGCTTTGACGTGGCTCCATTGCAGCACCTGCCGCTCGCCGCAATGCGGGCAGGCGACGTGGTAGCGGCGCTGGTCGCCATCCTCAAAGCCGCGCTCGATCAGCGATGCACCCTTAAGCGTGGGTGTGCTGGCGAACAGCAGCTTGTGGCGCACAAAGGCTTTCACGCGCGAGCGCGCCAGCTCCACCGGGTCGCCTTCGTCGCCGATCTGCGCGGGGAAGCGGTCGAGATCATCCATCATCAGGCAGCGCACGGACTTTTGCGCGTAGCTGTTGGGCGAGTTGCCGCCGGCGAGGAACAGGATGCCGCCTGGGAAGTCGATCAGTTCTTTGCTGTGTGCCGCATCGCGGCTGCGCAGCCCGCCCAGCATGTCGCGGATGCACGGCGTATCGGTCAGCAGCGGGTTGAGCTTCTGCACCTTCCAGGTGTCGCGCGCTTCCAGCGTCGGCATGAGCACCATCGCAGGGCCCGGCGCGTAGTCCATGGTGTAGCCCAGCCAGTTCACCGACATCTCGGTGACGCCCACCTGCGACGACTTCATGATCCACACCTCGCGCACGGACGAGTGCAACGACAGGCAATCCATGATCTCGCGCAGCATCGGGTTGCGCGCCGTGCGCCAGCGCCCCACCTCACCACTGCCCTTGCTCGACAACACGCGATGGTTGTCCGCCCACTGCGACACCGTGAGCCGACCGCGCGGGCGCACTGCGCGGGCGGCAGCGGCGGACATGACTTGCATTGTGGATTGGGTTAGGGGGGGGTTCATTCGCACAGCCCGAACTTAGATTCGCAGCTCGGCCTTTCTTCCACGATCTTGATAAAGTCCTGTTGGCGACCACCGCGCGCAGTCGTGCACCATTCCAGCACATCATCCATAGTGTTGATCGCCATTCCAGGAACCATTGGCGCGAAATATGTGCGCCCGGTGTTGCGCTCATAGGCGCGTATCTTTTGGATTTCTTCGGGAAAGCGTTGCGACCAAAGCAGGATGTCTCCCTTCCCGCTATTGATGCACGGAGCGCAACCAACTCGACCAAACCCCAGCTTGTAGAGTGGGTTGTATTCCTCGCCGCGCGCTGTCACGTACTCGAAACACATCTTCTTGCTCCAGTCGGCCAGCGGATGGTTTACATAGCAATCAAAGAACTTATCGAACTCGCGGAAAGGCGTGTTTTTTCTGGCATCCGATTCGTCTCGGCGCAGCCCGGTGTATCTCTCGTAGTCGTCAGATACATTCTCATCAACCCAACGGCGAAGCGGATTCAGTTTCAATATCTCAGTGCAGAATTGAGCCTTGCGTGATGGAGCTCTACCCTTGACCTTCATCATTCCCTCGAAGGTCAGTTCGTCTGTGCTGTTGAACCCCCTCGTCTCTGCAAACCGCTCCGTTTTCCAGAGATCGGCATAAGTGCCCATTACCTGTACCACAGGGAATACGTTTTCCGAATACCAGTTGATGAACGCTTCGGTTATCGGGCTTTCGTTCTTCCCTGCCTTTGAGTTGAGCAGAATGATCTCGTCGCCCGGGTGCCGGTTTCGCACATGCAGTGCAGCCGCTTGCGAATCAATTCCCCCGGAAAAACCAACAATGCGGATCACGCTTTCCCCCATTTCGCGATCTTGTCCGCAATATCCGTCAACACCTGCTCGAACGATTCCACCAGCACTGCGCGGACGGCTTCGGTGTCGGTGAGCGGCACCAGCTCAGGCGCGAGACGATCCGGCAGCACTTCGAGCGAGCCGCGAAACGTGGCAGCCAGGTCGGCGGCGAACAGGCGGGCTTCTTCGGCATCGACAAGCTTGCCGCTGGCGCGCTCGTATTCCAGCTTGGCGGTGAGCGCCTTGTATTTTTCATTTACCGCTTTGGCTTGTTGGAAGCTGTTGCCGACCGCGTCGTTCTGCGGCGCGCGCGGCGGCGCGGATGCCTCGGGCTGGCGCGCTGCCACCGCGTCCGCGCGGCTGGGGTCGGCGGTCATGGCGATGAGGTTCTGGCTTTTCTCCACATCAACTAACCCATCCGCCGTGAGCACCAGCCGCCCGGCCTGCTTTAGGCGGGTGACGTAGGACTTGTTCTTGCCTAGGATGGCGGCAAATTCTGATTGGGTGGCGGCGGTCATGGTTTAGCTCACCCAGGGAAGTGCTTGCCGGTTACCGCATGAATCGCGCGCTGTCCGGTGTATTCCTGCCAGCGACGGATGATGACGTCGACGTAGTTCGGCGACAGCTCCGACAGGCGCGCTTTCATTTGCAGGCGCTCCGCTGCCATGAGCGTTGAACCCGAGCCGCCGAAGCAATCCAGCACGATGTCCCCGCTCTGCGCGCTGTTGCGCAGCATGCGCTCGATCAGCGCGACCGGCTTCATGGTTGGATGGACGTCGTTGCGCCTTGGCTTGTCCTCGACGATCACTGAGGTCAGCAGCTCCTCGATTTCCGCCTTGCCCTCCACCACGAATATGCCCCCCCCCAGGTGCAATTCCCACTTTCCGTCTGCACGCTTGACGAACGGTGAGCCATCGCCCATGTGCTCGATGGTGGTTTTTTTACGCCCTCCGAACCAGCGGTGCGCGCCGCCAATCTTCCATCCGTACAGGATCGGCTCGTGGATCCACTGGTAATCCGACCGCCCGAGCACTAGCGTGTTCTTGCGCCAGATCACAACGCCGGACAGCTTGAATCCGTTGTTCAGCATTTCGCGGGTGAAGTTGGAGCGCTCGGTCTCGGCGTGGGCGACGTAGATGGCCGCTCCCGGCTTCATCACAGTGAAGGCGGCGCGGTAGAAGTCGCCGAGAAACTGTGCAAAGCTGGCGTCATCCATGTCGTCGTTGAGAATGCGCGAGGTGTTTCTCTGCGTGCGTCCGTTGTCTCCGTTATTCAGGAACTCTGCCTTGTCTCCATAGGCGACGTTGTACGGCGGATCAGTCCAGCAGACGTCTGCCATCTCGCTATCCATCAGCGCGGCCATCGCGGTCGGCGTGGTGCAATCCCCGCAGATAAGGCGGTGCATCCCAAGATTCCAGACGTCACCCAGCACGCTGACCGGGTCGGTCACTGGGGGTGGACAATCTTCCGGGTCTTTGCCTGACACTTCGTCGGCGATGCCGAGCATGGAATCCAAGTCCTCGTTGCTGAAACCGAGCAAGTCCAGCGCGAATCCATCCTGCTGCAGCTCCTTGATTTCGGCAGACAGGATGTCGTTATCCCACCCCGCCTGCAGCGCGAGCTGGTTGTCCGCGATCACGTAGGCCTTTTTCTGGGCCTCTGTCAGCCAATCGACCCGTAGGCATGGTACTGACCCCACCCCGATGCTTTGCGCGGCCAAAACGCGCCCGTGGCCAGCCACAATGCCGCCCTGCCCGTCAATCAGCACCGGGTTGGTGAAGCCGAACTCCTGAATGCTGCGCGCGATCTGGGCGATCTGCTCTTTTGAGTGGGTGCGGCTGTTGCGGGCGTAAGGCACAAGCGCGGTGACGGCCAGCATTTCGATCTTGTCTTGCACTTTCATTTGATTCTCCTTTTCGATTCTTGTTCGCGTTCTGCTTTTGTGCGGATGACCATGTCGGCCAGGCTGATGCTGTTGGTGACGGGTTTGAATGGGGTGCCGACTTCGTGTTCGCCTTCGGTGGCGTGAAACCAGTCTGGGAAGCCTTGCATGCCGAGGCGGATGCTGTTGTTGATGCTCTCGGTGCCGAAGGCTTCGCGGAGCTGGTCTATCCAGGCGGCGGTGAGCGGCATGGCTTGGCGCATGGGTTTGGTTTTTTCGGTCATGATGGGTGTTCCGCAAGTGTTCCGCTTGTTCCGCTTCGTTAAAATCGCTGAACACCAATGGCGGCGGGGGTGTTCTGCTTGTTCCGTATGTTCCGCGAAAAAATGTACGCGTGAGAGAGGTGATTTATTTACTCTGCGGCTTTGTTTATGCGCGCGCGCGCGGGCGCGTTTCCACGGAACAAGCGGAACACAGAGAACACCCCCGCGCTTATTGGCTTGCGTGGCTTTTGGAGTTACGGAACAAGCGGAACACTTGCGGAACACTAGGGCCGAAGTCATGGTTTCGCCCGATCATTAAGTGCGTCGCGGAAGGTTTGGATGCTGTCAGAGATCCACTTTGTCTCGGTGGCGTCCCCCGGCATGGTGGCTTTGTGCTGGATGAGCGCGGCGTCTGGCGGGATATAGACCCAAGCCGCTTCACGTTTTCCGTTTGGCATGTAGATCTGCGTTCGCTTTCTTTGCCATCCGGGCATGCGCGTCATCATTCCGCCGAATTGGCGCAGCGATCTGGGGTTGCGTTCGTTGGTCTCGCGCACCCAACTCATGTACCCTTTGAAAAGGTCTTTGACCTCGACCGGGCAGACAGGGAATCCGGTGTCGCCTTCGAGGTATTGACCGACGAATTCGCGCTCGCCGCTGTTGCTGAGGGTGATTAGTTTGCGCTTGGCGTCGGTCATGGGCGGCCGCTTCTTGGGGTGGAAGTCGCCGAGATCGAGTGTCATCAGGTGGTGGTAGAAGGCTTGCACGCCGCCGTTGTCCAGCTCAAGATAAAGGGAATCGTAGAATTCTTCGCCGACCTGCGGCGGAGTCCAGACCACGAGGTGGCGGCGGTCATCGTTTTCGATGGGCAGCGGCTGGTCGTCGTTAGAGAGGTAGACGATGTTGAGTTGGTTGCGCTGGCGATAGGCGGCGATGTTCTTGGGGTTTATGCGTATCCACTCGCCGGTGACGAGCTCTTTGAGTTCGTTCTTGATGTGCCACATCTCGGCGCGTGTGACGACTTCTTCGGCGAGGATGAAGAGTTTGGAGTCTGACCAGTCGCTGTTGAATTTGTCTTCCAGGCCGCGCTGGTTGAGTACGGTGGCGTAGTTGCCGTATATCTTGGCGAGCGTTTGGAAGACGGTGGATTTACCCGTGCCCTGCGGGCCGTGCATGATGACGGCGCTGGACATTTTGGCGCCCGGGTGCTGCAGCGGGTAGGCCATCCACCGCATGATCCAGGTGAATACTTCCTTGCCATTCTCTTCTTCGCTGCACAGGTATTCGATGGTTTCCAGCAGCATGTCGCAGCGCCCTTGCTTTGGCTCGATCGGCCATCCTTGCCAGGTGTTGAGCAGGCAGTTCTTGTCGCTCCCGGACGGGTCGAACCCGACCTGATCAAGATAGTACGCGCCCCGCTGCACCCACATCGGGTCGCGCTTGATGTCGTCCCAGCGCACCCCGGCGGGCAGCACGGAGAGCATGGCGTCCTTGAGCGCGAGCTTGTTCGTCCAGGTGTCGAACAGCGTCTTGCCGGTGCCGTCGTCGATCGGGATGAAGCGATTGATGGCGTCGTCCATCAGCATGACGGATTGCGCGCGCTTGCGCTTATCCCCTCCCCCTTGTGGATTTTCTCCCGCGGCTACTGGTGCGCGCTCGTTCCATTTCAACTCGTCGAGCTTTGCATTGATCTGGTTCGCCAGAGTCAGGGTAATCCCTGTCATCACGGCGAGGTCGTTGTAGTCGGTGAGCTTCTTCCCGTCGCGCGGATCTGTGCCGTCGTCGGCGAGAAAGTTCGGCTTCGTCCAGGCGCAAAGATCGATTGCGGAGGCGGCTTGAGAGGCGGCGGTGCAGCCGGGGTTGCCTTCGGTCAGGTAGTCGTCATCGGCGCAGATGAGGATGCGCAGCGCGGGGTAGGATTTGCGCAGCGCCTTGGCGGCCTTGATCAGGTTGTTGGCGCTGAATGCGTATGCAACGGTCTGGCCGGTGGCGTCTGCCAGGCTGGCGCCGGTGGCGAATCCCTCGCAAAACAGCAGGATGCCGTTGCGCTTGATGTGACCGATCAGGCCGAAGGTGCCGGACATGGCCATGCCACTCGGCCAGAACTCTTTGTCGCGCCCGGTCTTGACGCGGCGCGGGTGTTCCTTTGGCAGGATGAACTGCAGGCCGCACACTTCGGCGTGCGTGTTGTGCATGGGGATGACCAGCGAGCCTTTCGCGCTGCTGATGCGGTATTCGTTCGCCTCATCCAGCCCGGTCAGCGTCATGCCTTCCAGTGACTGCAGCATGCGCGCGCCGTTCGGCTTGATCTGCTTGCGCGCCAGGTACTCGTGCTCGGTAGCCGGTGCGCAGTGCTCCCACACATTGGCAGCCCAACGCGCGGCTCGTTTGGCTTCTGCGGCGCGGTCTGCCTCGACCTGCTTGTTGAGCAGCGCTTGCTTGGCTTTGATGGCGGCCAAATCCTCCTTGCTTAATCCGTTGCCGGTGCCGTCATCTTTCGGCAACTCGATCCTTTGTTTGCCATCGTCGTTGCCGTGCCAAACGCCGAACGCTCCGACCAGATAGGTGTTGCCCTTCGGTGATGTCCAATCCCCCAGCTTCGACCACCCGCGCTTCTCGCGGTCTTCACCATCCACCAGCCAGCGCTGGATGCGGCCGCTGGTGTCGAGCTGCTTGTCGATGATCAGCCCGAGCGCGAGCAGTTGCGCCCTGGCGTCGTCGTAGTTGGTGTAGTTCATCGCGCCGTCCTCATGGCATTGGCGAAGGCGGCATCGAAGTTCGTCTGAAACTCGGCGCGCACAATCTTATCAGCCGTGTGCTGCAGATCGAGAACCTTGCGGTAGTTGGCAGACTTCACGAAGATGAACATCGCGGCCAATGCGCCGCGCGCGACGCGCTTGTAGATGCCTGGAACAAGGTGCGACTGAGCGCCGACCGGGACGATGAAGTAACCAACCAGCGCGACCTTCTTGCCGCGCCCCTTGAACACCTGCATGCGCGAGCGCAGTGCGCCAAGCATCTCGCCGATCTCTTTGCGGTTTGGGTTGCCGTAGGCGTCCTTCTTGATTCCACCACCAGGTATCGCGCGCCAGCCTGACGGCATTCCACTCATCGCGATGATGGCCTTCTCGTATGGCTTGTTCCCGCGCAGTCCGCCGGTGAAGTGTTCCTTGAGCAGCACCGCAGGAGCGGTTCCGCTGGACGGCTTTTGGTCTTTCAGTCCGATCGTTGCTTCCAGCTTTGCCTTCGTCGCCGATGTCGAGAACGTCGCGCGCTTCGTGTACGGGCTGGCCGACTTGAACGCGTCTGCCAT